ACTTTAAAGGCAGCCCGCCTGCCCATTGGAAGGACAAGCTTAAATCTACCTATAATTTCCCAATCAGCAGCTCCAGGATTAGCACCCGTGTAAATTAATGCTTCTCCCGTGTCCATTACTGCAACAAAAAATTCATTTGACCCCGTTTGCGTGCCTTGCGTCCAGGTTGCCGTTAACATTAACGATCCACCTAACTGACCAGCTGCGCTTAAATCAAAGTCGGTTAATGCCCCAGCAACCGCGTCTACCCCGCCATACCATACTTTGGCGGTGTCTTTTTCAACAAAATAAACCCGATTTCGGTAAGCATTGACTTGAATTAATTTATTTAATGTTGGGCCAGTCCATGCAGGTGCAGTAACAGCAGCACCGTCATAATCCTGCGGCGCGTCCGCTCCATTCGCAAGAATTAACCGTCCTTTAAAATTAATGGCTTGCCATCTATTCGATGTATAGCCTGCTGCTATTTGCGTTCCGGCCGCCTTTAAGGTGACATCCCAAAATTTACCGCCTGCGGCTGCAATTAGCTTTTTGCTAGTAGCCCCGCCCCATTCGTAAAGACTTTCAACAGCACCGCCACCCAATCCCGTCGCCCATGATTCAAATCCAGTTCTTAGGTCTGTGGAACCCTGGTTCGGGAATAAATTATCCATAACGATGGCATCAGTGGCTGGCATTTGCGATAAAGGATCAAACGCATTCCAGCCACCACTGCCGACTGGGAAGGGGTACGATTGATTGAGTTCCCTTCTGCCAGGGTTTCTACCGGTAAAGGCCATTATCCGAAATTACCTTCTGGGTACGGATAAAAACTATTAGCGCCTGATGAATTGGTAGTAAGAATAGGTGACCCGACCTCTTGGGCAAACCGTCGCTTGGCAGCCGCTTTATACATATTATAGTCATCTTCGTATGCTTCACCGATAGTGGCTAAGAAACGCCATTTTGCCCCTAATTTAAGTAATCTTTCCGGCAAAATCGCCAAATCATCATCGGCCACCCACTTATCTTGTCCTGTACCGCCAAATGATTTACACCAATTTTTACTAATATATTCGTAGGTTAAAATTGATCCAGCGTCGGCTGCCGTTGGGATTGGATCAACAAAAAATGTAGCTGCACCAGACCCAAATATTCTCCAACGTCTAGGTGGTGCTAATGTGGTAATCCCTGAATTAATCAACGACCATTCTTGCGGAGACAAACTGCCATACATTTGCCATCGGCTTGATTGATCATAATCGGTACGATTGATCGGACGGTCAAAATCAGCTGGCAAGGCGTATGCTTGCTGAGCAGCAACTAATGTAATAGTGCCACGTGTTTGAAGAGCAGCCCAATTGTAATTCCCAGCCAATTGCTGCCCCTCATCCGTACTTAAGGCAATGATCCGGCGCACGCTTTTATCAGTTGACGTGAAGGCCGTCGCTGGTGGCGGCAAGCCGCATTCCAACATAACATTCTGGATGATTGTCAACAATGACATTATGCAATTGCTTTAATAAACACAAATAGATAAGCGCCGGCGGGAGGAACCAAAGCCCCAGCCGTGGCGTTTACAAAAGCCGCTGTAACGGTATTGGCTGCGGAAACTCGAGCAGATAACAAACCAACCCCCGCTGTTATCCCCGATGGTGATACAATTACTGCGTCTTTTATGGTAGCCCCTGCAACAGTGAAATCTTGTTCAGCTACTGTATTAGCTGCAACCGAAGCAGGGGTTACATCAACCAAAATTGGACGACACATCCATTGTGCAGAGAACGCCGGAGTCGCCAGCAATCCTGCCGCAAACCCCACTGGTGTAGTAGCCATTTTTTATCTCCTTACGCCGCAACGTTACGGTGCGATTTTTGTGATTTATCCTTAACCTGATTTGCTTGCAGATCAGCAATCATCTCGGCCATAGATTTAATTTGATCATCCTTAAGTTTCAAATCATCTTTGGTATTTTGAATTTCCGTCATCAGCCGATCTGTGTTGCCAATTCCAGCTGCTGCCTCTAAAAATAGCTTGGCACGCCGCTTTAATTCTTGGCCACCCATAAATTTACCAACATCAAAATCCGGCATATCAGCAACATTCTCGACAGTAAAATATCCAGCCGCTTCCATTTGTTTAATATCAGCAACATCGAGCTTGCAGCCAGCCCACTTATCAAGTGGTGTCCCGCTTTGCATAGCAGACTTGCCGCGTTTAAAGGCGTCCCACGCCTCAGGATATTTTTCTTCGTCTTCGTCCTTATACATCGGGCGATCGACAATCGTTAAAGCTCCAGGGGTGATGACTTGTAGATAAATTATTGTGTCAAATCTTACCTTGCCCTCTTGCTCTGATTTAAATGGCTGGTGAACAGCTTTTTCGTAGAATTTGGCGGTAACTTTTGTTTTAGTGGCAGTAGAAAAATCCATGAAATAACTCCCTAGACAATTTGTCCCTGATGGAATGGCCGGTTGATTTGAATTAGAGCTAACCCAGTCGACGGTGTACCCGTGCTGGTTGAGAATTTGGCGTTCAAAATCTGCTCACCGTCCACCTGGGCATCATCAACTGAGCCAGGCGTTGCTGCTAGAGCAAACACCTCAGCACCAACAGCAGCAGCATTCGGAGCCTTAACTGGGACATTTCCGCCAATACAGTACCAACCGAATTGGTTGGCGACGTTAGCAGACATCGCCACAGCGACCATCGCGATACCAGTAGTTGCCGGTGATAAAGCCGTGACTCCTGTATATTGGTTGTAATCAACCATAGACCCCGCAGCGGTATCGGCAATGCCCTTTAAATATACGAACTCGCACATCCCGTAACTTGTACCACTGTCCGGGGTATGCTCAGCTCTAACGATAGTTCCAAGCTTGTGATTTTGAACGGTATCCGTGGTCTGAATGTCCTGCATCCCTAACCGCTGTTCAACAATAGTATAAGTAGCCATAATAAATAATCTCCCTAAATTAAGCGATTAAAACGCCCTGATAACGCGAACCGGAACAAGTTAAGTTCCCAGCCCACAAAATAAACTGCACGGTCGCGTCTTGGTTCATTGAATGGATTTGATCATCCGCAACAAATTCTCGGTCAGTATGCGGCCTGAAATGTAGATAATTGGTATTTAATAGCCATAAATGGTTTGTACCAGCTCCACCGCCAATGTTTCCGTCAGGCATAATTGGAATTCCAGCAAATTCCAAATTTTCAAACCCTGCACTAGCCATATCCGTATTTTCTTTGGTAATCCGCTGAATCGCCTGCATGGATTCCATAAGGAAATTAAAATAATTATTATCCGCAACCCCTAAATCTGGCCTTCCCTGGGGTGTTCCTAGGGAAATTTGACGGATTAACCGATTTAAATATTGCTGAATATTTGCAGCACTGACAGCGGCGCCGCCATCAGTTACGCCGCGATAACGTTTTGATTGCCAAAATGGCCATAGAGCGCGGTTAATTCCGCCATATGTACCAGTTGTCGGATCGTCAGGAACGGCAACTGCCAACCCATCAATCTGTTTGCCGCCATTGGCCGTACCGTCACTGTATAAACCAAGGGCAATAAGATTCTGTAATGAAATTTCGGCATTTTCAACCCGCGATGATGCTAATTCAATAATGCGTTGTTTACCTGCGTTCTGCAATCTCTCTAGGCCATTCATTAAAACAGCGGTCGAAGCCTGTTTAATATTGAATGAGGCAGAAGTAAACGTATCTTGGGCATTCGTGGCTAAAGTGTCATAACCACTATACCACTGAGTATTGCTATTCTCGGCATATGATATAGGTTGCAAGATGACATCGCCGCCATCGAATTTTTTCACCCTGCCGCGCTTATTAAGCTTATAAAGCAATCCATTGCTTTTTTTAATGTTATCGGCAATCATGGGACTCCGATTTTGGATAGTCGTCGTGACCATTTCCGTAATATTTGGGCTAGCCATTTTAATCTCCTAATTGTTATTGAATGCGACCAGTTGATTGCTGATCCCATATTTTTGACATTGTCTCCTCAACTGATAATCCAGCGAAGGCTTGTGACTGAACCTTACCAGATGGGCTACCAGTCACGCTCGCGCCAGCTTTTTTAGCAGCCGAAACCTTGGCATTCGATTGCTCTATTTGTTTTGCCTTAGCCTCGTTCAGCAAAATTTCTCTTACCTCAGGATTATTCCAAAGGTTGTTGTCATAAGCCCTTTGTAATATTTCTTTGTTAGGCATATGGGGGTAAAGGTTTTTTAAAGCCCAAACCTCATTTTCCATACTTTTTTCCACTTTTTTGTAATGGATATTTTTAGAGGCAAAATCTGCTATATCTGCATCGATCTTAGCTCGATATGCCTGTTTCTGCATCTCGGCAAATTGCTTTTTAACGGCTCCGACCTCATCCATAACGGGTTTCAGTGCCGCATTAACAGATGGATCGATATAATTATCATCGTTTGGTTTTTGAGGTGTAGCCTGAGCTTGTTGTTGAGGCGAGAAACGCCTCAAATCAACCCCATACATTTCAGCTAATTTTGCAATGCCGCGATACGGGTCTTTATTGAGGTCGCGGTCAATATCAAGGACATTCTTCATATATTCCTTGCGTGAAACTCCGGCCTGCTGAATATAGGTATCGCCCCATCCCGCGAAAACATCATCAATCTCTTTTACAAAACCCTTAAGCTGAGAAACTTCATCCAACACAACAGCTTCAGGCGTATCGACAGCAACCTTACTTTCAATTTTACTGTCTGATGGTTCGGTTTTATCAGCAACGCTGGAATTATCCGGCACTGACTTAGCAACAACAATTTTTTCCTCAGGCGCTGATTTTTCAGATATATCGTCATAAACTTTTGACATTGTTTCTTCAATGGAATTTCCGCCGCTACCAGCAGATTGCTGGGCGGATATGTTATCTGGGGGCATTTATTTTTCCTATTTGTTACTTAGTTGTTCATATACGCGTAGCATATCGTGGCGCACATCAGGCAAACGCTCAGGTTTTTTAGGCATAATTTTCTCATTACCAACCTCAATATAATTATGTTGCTTTAAAAACTCCTTATGCTGCCGTCGACCAGTTATCCACTCCCCATTCAACATATTTTGATAAGGTTGAATATCTGGAACAAAAACAACACCGATCTTTTCTTTTGGGGCATGGTCAATACGGCCAGAAAATACTGGCCCTTTAGACCAGTCAATTGTTTGATAATTATTTCGATAACTCAATTAGAATCCTCCTAACGATTGGGCAATAGTCCTAGGATTATGGCGCATTGCCTGGATTTTTAATTGCTCTTGCCCTAAAGCCAACTCGCCATCAATTTTTTTCTGTCTTAGAGCCAAATCTCCGTCAACTTGTTTCTTTTTAAGCTCTATCATAGGATCAGGTGGAGGTGGTTCAGGAGGCTGTTGTTGTTCAGCATTCATCTTTTTAATGCTTTCTTCAAAAGCTCCCTCTAATTGTCTCCCAGCCTTAAATCCCCTGACCACAAACATTAACATTTCACCAAGCGGCTCAGCTAATTGCGGCATCTGCTGAATAGCTGGAATCATTTGCTGTAAGAAAGGGGCGATGCTAGTCATAAACTCAATTCTTGATTGCTTCTCTGCCTCATAATCCGTGGCAATCGTGCTATCCGTTTCGATTTCTATCTTAAAATTACGCATCGGATCATCACGCAACAGTTCCATAACATCGTCAATCGTGACGACTTCAGGTTGTTGTGGTTGCTGCGGCGGCGGTGGTGGCTGTTGCCCAGATTGTTGGGCTTGTATAGCAATTTGCTGATATTGCATCATTGCTTGTTGATACTGCATTATTTGTTGTTGAAACTGTTGCTGCACCTCAACGCGAGTTGGCAACTTAATCCCAGACATTTTTATTAATGTTTGTCCGTCAAAATGCTCAGCAATTATTTCAGCAATTAATCTGATGTTGTCACGGGCAAATCTCTGTATTTCTGCCTGCTTGTCCTGCAAGCGCATCGTACCAAAACGACCCTTAATCTCCTGGGCCGTGGCTGTTTCATTGGGGTTGCTAGAACCCCTAATAATATCGCTAATTCCCGTTATTTCATAAATTATCTGTTTGGTTTGCTCACGCGATTGATAAAGGGTGGTCAATGCCTGAATTGATGAATCAATTGGCAACATGACCATTGTATTTTGTAGACCGCGCGTACCACCCTGTTTCATAAATTCTTCCCAGTCATTTGAAACAGGGAACAGTTCGTTATCCCTACCCTCTTTTAGAAGCTCGCCAAATGCGCTAAAACTGGCATCATAAAGGCCTGTAACCTTAATTGCCCGGACTAAATTACTAATTCGTTTGGTGATCTGATCTAATTCGATAGCTTGATCTTGATATTGTATAAAATCAGGGATTGGCTCTATTTTTCTGGTAGAGAATGTGCCGAAAGCCGGTTTTGGACACGGAAAAAACCCATCGAAATCTATAGGAGCGACACGTTCGTCAAGTAAACTTAGCGGATATTCTTTCGCCACCCAATAAACTTTGTTCTCTGGTTTGCACCAAATTTCGATAACCGTGGCTTTGTTATATGGGCTATCAGAACCAAGCTTGGTATTTCCAATTCCTTGCTTTTGGTCGAGCGGGACATTGTTAAAAATATCACCAAATCTAGCAGTACCGTCTTTTTTTGTCATATAGACCAGCCGAGCTACCCAAGTCACTTCCTCCCAAATTCTGCTGTCAGAGTAAAGGAAATCACTATACTTAACATAATCAACGATCGCCTCTTCAAACTTGACCTTTTGCTGAATCACCGGAGCCTGACCGTCAACAGATTCGCCTTCAACCTCTTCAATGGTTGGTTTGTATCGCGCCCATGATGTTCCTTGAGCGTACAAGGCATATTCCAATGTGCAATTCTTCATTGTTTCATTGAAACCGTTTAAATCAATCATGGTTGTTGTGGTTTTTTCCCACATTTCTGAGGCAATTCTAGCAACTTTGCTTTCATCCTTGTACCGTCGCTCAATAACTGGCTTTGGCATTCGGGAGTAAAGCAACGGGAGTGTAGTTTGGGTGTTAGACCAAAGAATATTAAATCTCGGGCTTACTGTATAGGTTAGGTTTTTTTCTTTAATTTCACGTTCGTCACGATAACGTTTTTCGATATCCTCACAACGCTTAAAATATTCATCCAAACGACTCTCAGCTTTTTTAATTTCCTCAAGCCAACGCTGCGCTTCACCTGGTTTATTCTCAACAGGTGTTCCGGTGGCTTCCATTTTAATAAATTATATCCTACGATAAGAATTTTTACGTTCGTTACGAACCCGAATTAAATCATTTATAGTATAACCATCAGGTTTCTTTTCTGGAATCTTTGGCTCAACCTGCATCCGCCAAGCTGATGATAGATACCTAAAGGCATCGGCAGCGTGGCTTGTCCAATCGTGATAAGGGCGATCATTGTAATCTTTGCGCTTATCATCCCATTCGCGTCTGTATTGCCGCAATGCTTCCAAACCTTCAGCGCATTTTTTTGCTGAAAAATAGCAAAATGGCAAGGTCTTCCTAACAGCATTTATACCGTCTTCAATAGCAAGCCTTGGTATCAGACGTGGGTTTAATCCAAAACCCCTCAACGTCTCAACCCGCGTGCGTCCCGTACCCAACTCATGCACGGTCGCGTCATGTGGGAGCCAGTGATCGCCATAATTGTAATTTTTTTCACGCAAAATATTAACGTAATGCTCAAGGCCAACGCTATTATTTTCGTAATAATTAATAATACGAACTTCCTGTCCGAATATCTGGAAAAACCATATGGCCGTGCTGTCACCAATCCCCAAATCCCAGGCCGTATGTACTGGTAATTTAGGTTCGAATATATCCGCATCAATTAATCGGCCTTTTTCCTCAAGGCTATTTATTAATGTGCCGTAATAGGCGCCTATAATGGCGGCATTAAAGTTACATTCATATTCCTGCTCAAAAGCTCCCTGCGTATCTTTCATATCGCGCCGGGCGGAGGCTAATTCTTTTTCTGAAATAATGCCTGTTTCGCTTGCTTTAAACATGAAGGCCGACCATTCGGGATCGATGACCCTATTGCCGTCTTCATAAACGAAGCCATTCTTAGCCTGGTCATACAATTCAAAAAAAGCATTTTTTCCCATTGGCGTGCCGATAAACAAAACCCATCCTTGTCGGTCTGACAAAGTTGGCCGTATGACTTCAGTCCATACTTTTTGGCGCATTTGGGCGTATTCATCCAAAACTACGCCATCGTAATAACTACCACGAAGCGCATCAGGATTATCACCACCTGCAATCGATATCGTTGCCCCATTTGGAAGGATCAGGTGAACCGGATCGCTTTCATAAATTTTGACCCCTGGTATCTTGGCCGTGTATTCTTTGAAATATTTCCAAGCGGCCTTTTTAGCTTGGCCGTAGAATGGGGTAATGTAAGCATATTCAGGGTTTTTTAATTTGCACTTAAGGGCTTTAGCAATAATCAGGTTAACAGCAAATACGGTTTTACCCGCTCGTCTGTGAATAACAGCGATTGCGAACCTAGTTAAATTCTTGTAAAGGAATTGCTGAAGTTGTCTAGGAACAAACCCTGTCTTGACTTTTGTCGTAATTACTTTCGCTGACACCTAAACTATTCTACCCCGTTTTACCTGTTACTGATTCCCGTGTCAAGGGGAAAAATAATAATTTTCTTAATTCTTCACGCAGTATTTTCATTTCCTCTATTTTAATTGGCAATAATCTTTGTTCTATGCGCTGCCTCTCCAGCGAAATCTCTGGCATTTCTAATGGCAATTGCCTGGCAATAGCGTATCGCGTATGCTGAATTTTAATGCAAATATCCGAATATGGGAACCTAAGCAAACGATCAGTTCTTTTGTCAAACTGCTCAGACGTTGGGCTGCCTTCATCAATAAAAACATCTATTTTTCGTGAAAGTTCACGAAATACCTTCTTTTTTCTAAACCACATTATTTTTCTCCCAGTTATCCATTATTAACTTTCACATAAAGTTCTAATGAGTCTCTTAAAAGCTCGCTGGCCCATGACGTGCGCTTGTGATACTTCATAGCAATCTCTCGACATGACAAATTATCAAAACAAATATCGATAACCGGATTTATCTCCAGATTATACCGCTTCATTTCATCTGTCCATTTGCGGTAAGAAGCCAGTTTTTCTGCCAAGTGATTAGTAAGCTCAACAGGCATGATACCCTTTCCTATGGTGGTGAGACCTCCTATTTTTATCTGAAGGCCCATAGTGATACAAGCGAATGCGTCTGCAATATCGTATCCGGCACGCTCCAATTCGCTATCAAGATACTTAAGACTGCAAGGCTTCAGCTTGGCCACCGTTTCCGGCGTAGGCTCGTCAAATTTATTGCTATCCGATGATAACATTAGGATTTTCCTTCCTCTGCCTCTTGTTCAGTTGTGCCTTCTTCGTCAACAAATCCGGTGTCAACGGTTAATCTGTGTTCGATAGGAAGGCCGCCGTTACCCCCTATCAATATCTCCTGGGATGGCTTACCCCAGGCACGTTCGTTAATGGCGTTGGCAGCCTGAACCATTGTCTTTTTACTTTTTAATGCTGAACGATGGGCGGCCAGTGCTTCCCAGGATAAAGCCTGGTAAGCTTCCTTGACTTCCTTGTAATCTTTAGGTCTTCCGCCGGGGTTAGGACAAAATCCTTTTTTCCAACTACCCTTGGTAGGGCCTGATCCTTTGGGTCTAGCCATGATGTTCCTCAAAGCTGATCTCAGCTTTCCTC